TATTTTATTAGTCGTACTTAATAAAGATGATTTATTACAGGAAGGCAGTAAAGGAATTACAGAGGAATATGTAAGCGAATCAGGCAAGAAAAGAACTGCCAAGAAACTAAGAGAGGATCACATAGTATGAATCAAATGTTATTAGCTTTTTGTTTAGTTCTTGGTGGGGCAAGTTATTGGCTTTATACAGAGAATGAAACATTGAAAGCAAACAATGCAAAACTAGAAGGTGCGATTGCAACTCAAGAAGAAGCAATAGCTGCCATGCAAAAGGATTTTACTTTGCAAACAGAACAACTACAAAGTATGACAATGAAAAGTCAAGAAATCCAAAGAGAGTTAATGAGATACAGTAATTTCATTAAAGAATATAAATTAACAGCAAAAATACTGGAAGATCCAGTAGAAATGGAAAGGAAAATAAATAATGGAACAAAACACGCGTTTGAAGATATTGAGAAACTCAGTGCTGCCGTTGACGATCTTGATGATGGTCTCCAGTTGCAGTCTACTATCAACTAGACCAATAGAAGTTACAGCAAAACCTATGCAGAGACAGATTGTACAACCAGTCATGCCTCGTGAGATAGATTTAACAACTCCACAATGGATAGTAGTAACGCCAGATAATTGGGAAGATCAACTTGCTCGTATAGAAGAACAAGAGGGTGAATTAGTATTTTTAGCAATGACTGTTCCTGATTATGAAGTAATGTCCTTAAACATGAAAGAATTACAACGATATATTACAGAACTAAAAGATGTAGTAGTATATTACAGAAAGGTAACGACCGAGTCTCAAAATGTCGATTAAAGACACAGTATTCAGTATAGTCTTGACATGGTAGAAATAATAGTAGAGATTGAAGAAGTATTTGGATTACATATACCAGATGAAGAAGTTGAAAGATTACGAACAGTTGGGGATATACTATTTTATATAGATCAAAATTTATCTCCTTATCACCCTAGTAGAGATGAAGTTCAAATTACCGAATTTAGTTAATAAATATTTAGCATATAGAGATGCTATGCGAGGTGCTAAATACTTTGAAAAGCACCCACACCTTCAAGAAAGATTAGAAATGATCGAAGACTGGTGTGAAGAACTAGAGGACAGAATAGTAGAGATTGAGGATAACCAAGATCATTATTCTGATAGAGTAGTAGAATTAGAAAAGATAGCCCACCCTAAATGTGGGATAGAAGAATTCGATGGCTACAATCCTTTAGTGCAAAGAATTAAAAATTTAGAGGAAAACAACAAATAAACATTCAAAGAACATTAAGTTCAAAAACTAGACGAGTATCTGCTTATCTCGTTAAAGATTATTTAGAAGAAGCAGAATATAAACCGATTCCAGTACAACTGGACAAGATTAAATGTGGCAACGACTCTGAGGAAGAATTTCTTGCAGATGGAGTTGCACTTGTAGGATTGCGAGATCCACTTTTATTGTTAGTTTCTAACCATAAGGACCTAACAATGGACGGCGATCAGCCCTACATTGAAGAACCTTTTATTTGCTACAAAGGGAACAAGTATCTTTCTGCAGCAAAAGAATTAGGTTATGATGCTATCGACTGTATTATCGCAGATGATGATATATGGGCGAAAGCAATAGAATACGCCTTGAAACAAGGCTGAGCCTCGTAAGAGGATTAGGAGAGAAGAATGTTAGGATTCTTACAATGGGTTATAGGATGGATTCAAGTTATACCATGGTTAGTCATGGGAGCTTCAATCATAGCTGCGGTTACACCGACACCAGCAGATGACAAGTTAGTGGGAAAATTATACAAAGTTCTTGACTGGTTTGCTATCAATGTAGGTAAAGCCAAAGATAAGGCGACAAGTTAATGGCAGACGAAAGATTTTCAGGCGACATGAGTAGAAATGAGGTTGAAATAGACCTTAGTAAATTCATGGAACTTGTCCAAGAAAACTCAGACCTCAAAGCAAAAATCGTAGAGATGGAAGCCAACAAAGAGCCAGACAACCCTTGGCAGCGTTGGATATTTTTATCAAACATGATTGATGCTTGGAGAATATTTCCCCGTGCTTTCCTCAGCGTATACATTTTCCTATTGTACTACTGTACAATGTGGTTTATGGCACTAGAAGATCCTACTATGGAACAATCTGGTCTCATTAGTATCGTTGTAGGTGCAGGAGCCGCTTGGTTTGGTCTATATGCTGGTACAGCTAAGGATAAAATTAACGGACAAGGAAAATAGTTCTTGACTTCATCTCATAATTTTAGTATAATATAAGTTATGAAAAAGTTCAAAGACATCAAAAAAATCAAGTCCGCAAAGAAAGATAAGGTATGTCCTTATTGTAAAACTACAGAAAATGTAGATGGTCTTTGTGGCATTTACAAGTGTTGGAAGTAAGGTATGAATTTATTTTACTTAGACGAGGATCTCGACAAGGCAGCACAGTATCATGTTGACAAGCATATTGTTAAGATGCCACTGGAGGCTGCCCAGATTCTTTGCACAACAATTTACATTGACAAGTTTCTAGGGTATGTTCCTCGTGCGCTAAATGCAGACGAACGAGAAGTTCTGAACAAAGTAAAAGCTGAAATTAAGCATTTACCATTGGAGGAGCGACCCTTCCCCTACCTTCCAATGATGTACAATCATCCCTGCACAATCTGGGCAAGGGAGTCGTTGGATAATCATGAGTGGGTTCATTGTTATGCTAATGCATTGAATGATGAATACTACTATCGCTATGGCAAACTACACAAATCAGTAGAACAAGTAGTAAACAAATTACCAGAGCCAGTACATCTTGAAAGAGTAGGTTTTACTAAGTTTGGTTTGGCTATGCCAGAAGATCTTAGAGATTACGATAATCCGATACAAAGCTATCGTGATTATTACCATTTGGACAAGGCAACCTTCGCAGCTTGGTCTCATCGAGACAAACCACATTGGTGGAATGAAGATTATGCCGATTACGAAAAAAGGATAACTCGTGTATAAATTTAACGAAGATTTAATTTTAAGAAGATTAAAAAACTATATAGATAATACATATAATCAACACTATGCTCAAGCAAAGACTCAAACTACAGAAATAGTATTTGAGAATGGGCATGGTGAAGGATTTTGTATTGGTAATATTATTAAATACGCACAGCGTTTCGGAAAGAAAGACGGCAGAAATGAAAAAGACTTGTATAAAGTTATTCACTACGCAATAATATTACTAGGCGCAATGCACGAAGAAGAACTGAAACAGATAAACGATTATCATTTGGATTTAAAAAATGATTAATTGGGTATTTGGATGGATTAGTATTGATTATTTAAAACATAAAGGAGTTATCAAAGATGGCAGTTAGAAAGAAAAAAGAAGAAAAACTGACAGAAACAAATATCAATAAAGTAATAGAACTGCTTGCTGCAGAGAAACCTATTACTAAAAAGGAGGCGTGTGAGATATTACATATATCATATAATACTACTCGTCTCAATAAGATCATATTAGATCATCAGGAAACATTAGAGTTTCGTGCTAGAAGAAAGGCACAAAATAAAGGCAAGGGCGTAACAGAAGCAGAGAAAGTCTCCATAGTAAAACATTACTTAGATGGAGCAAATGTATCTGACATTGCAAAGGCACTATATCGTTCCCCTGCTTTTATTAAAGCTGTTATTGAACGGCTAGGAGTACCACAGAAACTTCCAGATACTGACTATCAAGGAATAAGAGAGTCCATGATTCCAGAACCTTGCGTAGCAGATGAGTTTGAGACTGGTGAAAGAGTGTGGTCAGCACGAGGCAACTGTATTGCTGTAGTGCAAAAAGAAATAAAAAGTACTCAAACAAACTATGAAGAAAAATATGGTAGCAAAATGTATCATATTTGGGAAATTGAAATGGCAGAGTGTGAATCGCCATACTTCGGATTAGTACGCAACGCAGGGCATAACGCTACTCGACTTGCATACGATCTAGGAAGTTTAAGACACTTACAGGAATATTTATGACAACAATAGAGATAGTAGCAGGATTTTGGTTAGCAGGTAGTTTACTTGCTATGTGGAAGATATGGAAACCTTCTATTAAAGTTATTAGTCTAATAGATAAAGAGAATATATTAGTACAAAGACCGATACTATCTACTATAATAGTGTTTGTAATATTCACAATATTTTTACCATTTATGGTATTAGCTTTATTAATTCCTCAAAAAGCAGAAGAATTTGCATTGGGATTTATTAAAGGTACACAGAGAATTAAATAATGGCATACAGCAAAGAAGTCGTTGACAGATTTGAGGGAGTATTAAATAGTCCTCAACAATTTTCAGTAGGAAGATTCGATCCTAAAGATCCAACTGTGGCAACAGGCATGACGGGTGCGCCTGCTTGTGGAGATGTAATGAAATTACAACTACGAGTAGATCCTGGCAATCGTCGTATACTTGGTGTCAAGTTCAAAACTTATGGGTGTGGGAGCGCAATCGCATCGTCATCTATGTTTGTTGATATGCTACAAGGAATAACACTTGACGAAGCCTTAGAAATAAAAGACAAAGATATAGCAGAGGCTCTACAATTACCACCAATTAAACTACATTGTAGTGTATTGGCAGAAGAAACAATTCAAGCCGCAGTTAAAGACTGGGAGGAGAAGCACAAAAAATGATAGAATTTATTTTTACACTACCCACAACTATTGGTATATTTTTAATTAACTTTGCAGCTTGGGCTGCAGTTATGTATTACTTAGTAGAGTGGGCAAAAGACACACTAAAAGACAAAGGATACTTATGAATTATTTATTACAGGCACTTATCGCCAAGTTAGAAGGTGAAAAAGAAGTAGCAAAAGCAAATGTAATGGTGTATACCAGAAACTCGACAGGTATTGGAGAACACCCAGGCATAGTCGAAGCTATGGAATCGGAGATAGAAAAAATAGCACAAGCCGATGAAAAGATAGCAACCATTGTAGAGTATTTTTCAAGATAGGAAATCGTTATAGATACCGAAAAATACTTCTTGACAGATGGTTTCAAATTCGTTATAATATAGTTATATTTAAACAAGGATATACATGAGTGACAGATTTTATATGCAACAGTACGACCGAACAGGTTGGAAACCCATATGGAACGGCGAATGGATCCAAAACAAAAACAGGAGAAAAAGAATGGCTTGGACAGATGAATCTAAAGCACAGGCAGTCGAAATGTATCAGGAACAAGAACCAACACCTGAAACTTCAATGGAGATTGTAAAAGACATCGCAGACGAACTTGGTGAATCACCAAATGGTGTTCGTATGATATTGACCAAAGCAGGCGTATATGTAAGAAAAACTCCAGCAGCTAAATCCTCAGGTGGATCTACTGGTGGTGGACGAGTATCAGTAGCTGATGCTCAAGCAAGTCTTACTTCCGCTCTGTCAGACGCAGGTCAAGAAGTTGACGAAGCAATTATCAGTAAACTAACTGGTAAAGCTGCAGTTTACTTCAAAGGTGTCGTAGAAGCGTTAAATAGTTAAAAAAATAGTTTAACCAAGGCAGTGTTTACTGCCTTGGTTTTTTGCATCTCGTAAAAGAGACCTCTGCAATTTAGCAACACAAAAGAGTTTTTGTTAGATTAAATTGGAGGAATCAATGAAAAAAGAGGAGCTTAAAGCTAAACTCGAAGAAGCAGGTGACGCAGTGATCACCTATAGAAGTCAAAACTCTAGGAAACTAAAGTACAATGTTTGCACTAGTGACTTTTCTACAGAATACATTCGTCAGAAAAGAAACAGAGCAAAAGAAGGACAACACACAGTTCTATTATTTTGCTGGGATACAGATTCTTACAGGATACTTGTCCCTGAAAATGTAACGAGTGTTGTACCTCTCAACCGAGTAATTAAGAATGATTGACCTCACTGCCCCCGCAATATACGAAAAAGTAATTCAAGAAACTGAACACGAACAAGTGCGTCTTGTAGTTTCTACTTTTAGAGATGTTGAATATATTTCATTAAGAAAATACTACCTTGATTTTGAAGAAGAATGGAAACCTTCGAATCAAGGTATTAGTATGCCCATTGACTTTGACAACAGTAGAAATCTGTTTCAAGGTTTAGTAGAAATTCTCTCCCTAGCAGAGAGCAAAAGCATTTTAGAGGAAGAGTTCAAAGACTTACTAGATCAAATATACCTACCATAAAATAATTCTTGACAAGTCCTTATAATTTTAGTATAATAT